CTAGGTGATGCCGATTTCCATACTATCGTGGCAGACATGGCTGAGATCCCTCGTGAACAGGCTAAGACCATAAATCTTGGACTGTTCTACGGGATGGGTAAAAATAAATTACAAGCAGAGTTAGGTGTGTCTAAAGAAAAGTCAGATGATTTATTTAGACAATATCATTATAAAGTTCCATTTGTAAAACAACTTATGGATGCTGTCATGAGGAGAGCACAAGATTCAGGTAAGGTTAGAACTTTACTAGGGAGATTATGTAGGTTTCATTTGTGGGAACCAAATCAGTTTGGAATCCATAAGGCATTGCCTCACGATGCAGCGCTCATGGAACACGGACCAGGGATTAAACGTGCTTACACTTACAAAGGATTAAATAGATTAATACAAGGATCAGCTGCTGACATGACAAAAAAAGCAATGATAGAATTATATAAAGAAAAAATTATCCCACACATTCAAGTTCAAGACGAACTCGATATATCTGTAAGTGACAATGCAGATAAAATAAAAGAGATAATGGAACACGCTGTTTCACTTGAAGTTCCTAACAAAGTAGACTATGAATCTGGACCCAATTGGGGTAATATAAAATAGGAGGAAATATGATAAAACAATATATAGATAAATTTATGATATGGCAACTGCACAACAGAAGAGAAATTGTTTGTGTTGTAGCTGGCTTTATTGTTGGCGCAATTATATTTTAGGTATGTATGGCATATCTAAACGCAAACGTACCTGTGATGTATGCACAGATCAGGAGAGAATATCTTTATGATCTTAAAAAACATCATGGCGAAGTTGAAGATTGTGTCATCTTTGGTATGGCATCTATTACAGGACGTCCAATTCTTTTTCACGCTATTATGGAGAATGGTGCTATTTTTTATCGTCTCCCCATTTCAGCCTTTATTCAACGAGGTTACGACCCCAAGGAAGTCCCAAAAATGCGATTGGATGAATTGCAGCTTTGGAATTGTTTTAGTTATTATCCTGCTGTTACTTCTTATGATATATTGGATGGTCAAGCTGGCAAATATATAGGGAAAGATAAGAAATGGTACTATGGTGCTTACTTATTTACTATTGATTTTGCTCACCCAGATAGTAATATAGTAGATACAGATCATTCTGAAATACCGCACGAACATAAGTGCGCTCATATATTGGCGTTAGAAAACGGCAACTATGCGGCACAGCCAAACAATAGATTAATATGGGACATACCTTCATTTACTGTCAAGGATGAAATCCCTGATTGGAAAGTGCAGACTTCAGAATGGAATGTAGAAGACACTCGTAAATGGAGAACAGAAGATACTGATAAATTTTTTTACGAGATTGAGGAGAAAAAAGATGATTAAAAAATTATGGAAAAAAATTGTTAATTGGCTTTTTAGTTGGCAAAAATAATGAAATGTAAAAATTGTCATTGTAATTGTCATTGTGATGGAGACCTTCATACTCATCACTATGATGGGGATGTGTGTACTTGCGACAATTGTAAATGTAAAAGAACTTATGAAAAAAAACAAGATCATGCCAACGATATGTCTTTTGAAAACGAGATAGCTTATGATTGAAAAATTAATGACATTATTAGTCGGGATCTTACTAACCCTAGCTGGTTGGAGTTTGACTCGTACTTTTGAACTGTCTACTAAACAAGCAGTTCTTTTAAATCAAGTAGATCAATTAGAATTTAGTATGCAAATGTTGGAAGAAAAAATGAATAAGATGATGGATTCAGATGAAGAGATTATGGAACAACACGAAAAATTATTTAAAAAATTAGAACAAGACAACACGGGGTATAGTTATAACTAATGGCTGACATATCAATTAAAGGACATAGTCCAATTCTTAGACAAGGATACAAAAAAGGTGGAAGTGTTTATCACACTACTAAAGAAGGTAAAAAAGCACGTAAAGGTCTTTGGTATAACATTCATCAAAAAAGAAAACGTGGAGAAAAAATGAGAGCTAAAGGGGCTAAAGGAGCACCTACAGACAAAGCTATAAAAAGAAGTCAATTAAAAGAAGGTGGATCTGCAGCCTGGACAAGAAAAGAAGGTAAGTCACCATCAGGTGGATTAAATCAAAAAGGTAGAGATAGTTATAAAGGTGGAACTTTAAAACCACCTACAAAATCTAAAACAAGCGGAAGAAGAAAATCCTTCTGTGCTAGAATGGGTGGTATGAAGAAAAGATTAACTTCTGCAAAAACAGCAAGAGATCCAAATTCAAGAATTAATAAAGCACTTAGAAAGTGGGATTGTTAATGGCAAATAAACCACTCAACATATCTGAAGAAGCACGTGTACAGATGCCGATGAAAACGGTTGCCTCGTTGATCTGTATGGTCGCGATTGGAACCTGGGCATATTTTGGTATCAATGAGAAGCTCAACCAGCACAGCACAAAATTAGAATTATTTGAAAAAGATTTACAACAAAACTCAGAGTTTAGAATCAAATACCCGCGTGGAGAATTAGGACAGTCTTCCGGGGAGGCCGAACTTTTCATGTTGGTGGAACATATTGCAGGTGTCGTAGCTGACATTGAAGATGAAATTAAAGGTATGAGACATAATGCAGTTAATATTGATTTTCTTAAAGAACAAGTTAAGAAGCTTAACGAAGATGTTGAAAAATTAATTAGAAATGGATCAGGAGGTCACCAATGATTATAGAAACTGTATTTGCGCTTTTACTTCTGCAGGACCATAAAATTATAGAGCATCGTTATCACGATAGCTTACAAAATTGTTTAAAAGCTAAGCGTTATGCTATGAAGGACAAAAGCACTAAGGATAGAGTAGTCTATAAATGCATAAAATCTCAGGCAAACGTAGAAGTATACATGGGAGAGAAGAAAATTCTTTCATTAATCCTTGAATAAAAAAGCATACGCATTTTTTCTTAAGAAGAACAGGCCTAGAAATAGGGTTGCTCAACAATTAAGTGATGGACGTTATCACCAACGTGTGGTAAAGAACAAGAAAGCATATGACAGGAAAAAACATAAGATTTCAAGCAGAAATAGTTAATGGCCAATGTCCAACGTGTGAAGAAATCACAATGTTAGTTGGTTTAACTACACAATTTTATAGATGTATGACATGTGGAGCCGATCTCCATCAGCATATCAATGGAAAAATAAGTTATTTACCCGTACTTCATCCACCAGATGGTACTAAACCTTACGTTAAAGACTGGTTATAATGGGTAAAAAAGCTAAATTTGGAGTAAGTACATACGTTAAAAGAGACAGGCCTCGTAAACGGCCTGGAAGGCATAAAAAAAATCTTAATAAACACGAAAAAAGACAGCAGAAAAAAAGAAAAAAAGGGCATTGACATATATCCCTAGATATCCTATATATACAGAATGAAAGAAAAAAAGATAACAATAACAAGTAAGAATATAACACCTAAACAATGGTCTGCTTTGATACTTGAATTAAATCTTATGAAGACAGCATGGAAACCGTATGCAAAATTAGAATTACATACACCTAGTCTTAATAAAATTTTAAAACAAGGAACAAAAAAATATGACGCAAGAGATTGACCAACTAGCAAGACTTTGGGAAAAAACAAAAGATCCAAAGTATAAAGCTCTTTGGTATAAATTAGTAAAGGAGTATGCAGATGGAATTAATAATTCTAAACGACGGTTTATATCATCTAGTACCAGTAACAAAACAGATGATGGAAGGAATAAGATTACTTGATCGACTTCTAGTAGACTGTTTTGATTTGTGCGATATACTTAGGTTAAAATTAACAACTTATAGTGAGTTACTTAATGCTCACGTAATGAATGACGGAAATGGATATATGTATGGTTGCTCCTGTAAATAAAACAATGAAAAATAAAATTTTATTACTACATTCAGAATGGTTATTTAATAATGGCTATTATGCTGATTCCATAGATTGCTTAAATGAAGCAGAAAAGTATAGTCAGAAAACTGACTGGAGACAAACAAAATTGAAAAGGACCTGCGTCCATGCAATGCCTCGCGCTAGCCTCTGTACGTCAAGCGATAACCCTCACCAGGGTGGGGGTAGCCCGGGAGCCTTTGCTCCTACAGGATTACGTGCACGGAAACTGTAGGGGTTGATATGATTTGGAGTATATTAATTATAATAGGTATTTATGCAGTAATTTTAGCACTGCTAATAATGTGGAACAATGAAACTCGTTAGCCATCCAGATATTTTTTTAAGAGAGGAAACTTATGACGTTGAGTTTCCATTACACGTTAATAATAAAAAAATAATAGCGGATATGATTCAAGCTATGTATGATAATAATGGTATTGGATTGGCTGCAAACCAAGTTGGTTATAATAGAAGAATCTTTGTTATGGATGTTAGTAATGAAAGAAATAATCCACAAGTGTTTATTAATCCAGTCATCACTGCTAAAAATAATATTAAAATGGGGGACATGGAAGGATGTTTATCTTGTCCGGGTAAACAGGTTAAGGTAAGTCGATCTATATCTGTTAATTTAAAATGGCTATGTGAACATGGTAAGGAACAGCATAAAACATTTTATCATTTACCATGCCGAGTAGTCTTGCATGAAATGGATCACTTAAACGGAAAATTAATAATAGATGAAAAAAAATAAAACATTACACGGATATTATTGTGCTAAAGGAATCATCTGGGAGTTATGGATAGATGAAGACGGTAATATTACTCAAAAGAAAATGAAATAAACCTATCACAAGAGGGAAAGGTGATAGGTTATTGTGGTGAGAAGTCC